TTGTATTATTTATTTTATTGTTGTTTATAATTGGACACTAACCGTTTTTTAAATGACCTTTACGCAGACCATAAACACTGGATTAAAGTTGTGCGCTCGTTTGGAGAGTATTATTTAGCTGAAGATATAGTTCAAGAAATGTATTTAAAGCTGGCGAAACACGAAAACAAAGAAAGATTTTACCGTAATGGAACTATTTACAAGGGTTTTGTATGGATTGTTTTAAGAAATATGTACTATGACTTCGAAAAATCTAAACAAAGGCTTCAAAAAGTCGATATAACGGAGGCAATTCAGTTAGTTGATGAAAGTAGTCCATACGAAAAAACGAACGCTCAAAAGCAATTAGAAGTAAAAATAAACGAAACAGTAAATAGCTGGCATTGGTACGACAAATTATTATATGAACTTTACCGAGATACAGGAATGAGTACACGCCAAATACAAAAATGCACTGGAATAAGTTTTAAATCAGTATGGCAAACGTTAAAATACTGTAAGGATAGTTTAAAAATAGAAGTAGGCGAACATTATGAGGACTACAAAAACGAGGATTACGAATTAATAAAATAAAACATGGCAAGAAAAAGACGAACAAAAGCTGAAATATTAGCAGCTGAAAGCAAAGGATTAGGAGATACCGTTGAAAAGGTTTTAGAAGCTACGGGAGTTTCAAAGGTAGCTAAATGGATACTCGGAGAAGACTGTGGGTGCAATGAACGAAAAGCAAAGTTAAACGAGTTGTTTCCTTACAGAAAGGCGAAGTGTTTAGAACAATCTGAGTACGATTGGTTAAAAGAATGGTTTGACAAAAAGGCGGAAGCAATAAAGCCAAGTGAACAAAAAACAATACTTGCAATTCATTCAAGAGTGTTTGGAGTACGCAACGAACCAACTTCATGCGGAAGCTGTATTTTAGAAAGAGTAAACCAATTAAAACAAGTTTATAACACATACGAAGATGCCAATTCCTAAACCAACAACTAACGAAACAAAGTCGGAGTTTATTCAAAGATGTATGACCGATGACAAAATGGTAAGTGAGTTTGAAAACACGGACCAAAGATTAGCAGTTTGTTCAACAAGTTATGAAGATAACCTATCCAAAAACACGAACGAAAATTGAGCCTAACATTAACCAGCGATTACTATATTGTATTTATGAACCCAAATAAACATAAGTCAGATTGGAACGCGCTCAGGTTAATAATGAAAGTAACAGAAATAAACTACTGCGTATTCATAGACACGAAAATAGACTTTATGGAAATACACGCTGTATCAAAAGACGAATTCAAAGATTATTATTATAACCCTAATTAAATGAAGTTAGTAAAAATAAGTGAGGTTAAACCTAACCCTAAAAACCCAAGAATAATAAAAGACGGAAAATTTCAAAAGTTAGTTAAGTCTATCCAAGAATTTCCTGATATGCTAAATAAACGCCCTCTAATCGTTTTTACAGACGTAGATAATAAATATGTTGTCTTAGGTGGTAATATGCGTTTAAAAGCGTGTAAAGAGATAGGATTAAAAGAAATACCGATTATAGTAGCAGACGAATGGACGGAGGAACAAAAAAACGAATTCTTAATAAAAGACAATGTAGGTTTTGGTGAATGGGATTGGGATAGTTTAGCAAATGAATGGGATGCTGAACTATTAAATGATTGGGGGTTAGATGTTCCTGAATTTTCAGGCGACATTGATTATTCAATTTTGGATGATGAAGACCTTGAAGATGATTTATTAGATATGGCTAACGGAGTTAAAAAAGCAATTCAAATTGAATTTGAAGCTGAACACTACGAAAGCGCTTATGAACTTGTTAAATTCTGGCGTGAACGTGAAGCGTATGTTGGTGGTATGATAATGGAATATTTGAAAGCTGAAAAGGAAAAGTTATGATTTGTTTTATTCCAACAAAAGGAAGACCGAATACTAAAACATATAAATTATTCCAAGAAGTTGGAATTGAAGTTTATCATTTTATAGAACCGCAAGAAATAGATAAATACGAAGTGCCAAATAAAGTGTCTATATTAAAAAATGATAAAGGTATTGCTTATGTTCGTAATTTTATGCTTAATTACGCAAGAGAAAATAATTTTGATTGGATTATAATGTGTGATGATGATGTTACTTCTTTTGGTATTTACAATAATAAAACAATAAAAAAAGATGCTTCAATTTGGTTTGAAATATTACAAAAAGCAAAACAACTTCCATTTGAATTAGTTGGAATAAATTATACGCAACACGCTTGGCACGAAAAGACGAAATATTCTATAAATAAAAAATTTGCAGAGGTATGTGTGTTAATGAATATCTCAAAAATTAAATGGCATTATAGACCTGAATTTAATTTAAAAGAAGATAGAGATTTTGCTTTACAAACAATTAAAAACGGAAATGGTATTTTAAGGTTTAATCATTATTGGTTTTCTTGCCCTGATGTTGGTTCTAATACTGGTGGTTTGCAAAATGAATATAAATTAAAAAAAGACGAACAATCAGCAAAAAAAATGTGTATGGAATGGCATCCATTTGTAACTTTAAAAAGAAAAGGCGAACGTATTGATATGAAAACTGATATAAAAGGATTGGCATTAAATTACAAAAGGCAAGTAAAATGAAACGTATTGATTTAATAAAAGTAGAACACAATCGCAAAATAGCAGAAGCGTGTGAATACATTGAACCAAATATAACAGAAGATTGTATTTTTTATGCAGACGGAGAACCAATAGGGTTTTATTTAACTAAAATGCCTGATAAAATGTGTAAATTAGCTGATTTAGCAAATGCAGAGTTTAATTCAAAAAATGTAAACAAAACATCATTAGATCGCAGACCAACGGATGGATGGGATGAAAAAAAAGGTATATGGAAATATAAAAATGTTGTTTCACAAATGTCAGCAATATTAGGCTCAGTACCACCAAAACCACATATGAGAAGACCGTATCCAACAATTTCATCAGTTCACGAAAATAAAAAATCACAAACATTTATAAAAGCAATGTTACTTTTGGCAAAGGAAAGTGAACAATTAATAAAAGAAATATTACCAAGTCAATACGAAAAACAAATTGAATTATTTAAAGATGTTCCTGATAAATGGAAGTTTGGAAATTTATTTACAAGTTCAATTTCTAATTACAATATATCTGCACCATTTCACAGAGACACAGGTAATATTGTTGGAGCAGTCAACGTAATTATATGCAAACAAAAAAACGCAAAAGGCGGAGATTTACACGTTCCTGATTATAATGCAACAATAGGACAAGTAGATAATTCAATCTTAGTTTATCCAGCATGGAGAAATATGCACGGAGTTACACCGATTATACCGACACACGAGGGAGGATATAGAAATTCACTTGTATTTTATCCTTTAAAAGCATTTGTAGGACTTAAATAAACAGCGAAATTACAGCGAAATGCCAAATAAAGAAAATATAGAAAAACACGAATTCAAAAAAGGCGAAAGCGGAAACCCAAACGGCAGACCTAAAGGAGCAAAGAATAGAAGCACAATAGCAAAGTATTGGTTAGAAGTTAATCAAAAGCTAAAAAACCCTTTAACTAATCAAGAAGAAACAATGAGTCAAGAGGACTTAATGACTTTGGCACTAATCAAAAAAGCACGTGAGGGAGATGTAGCAGCTTATAAAGCATTAATGGATAGCGGTTACGGTGCGCCATTACAACAAATTGAACAAACAGTTTTAGAACAACCAATTTTCCCTGATGTTTCTGCGGACGACTTCGACGAATAAAATACTTAAACTCAAAAAGCGAGTTCGTATTATTCAGGGCGGAACGTCGGCTGCAAAGACGTACGGAATATTAGCCGTTTTAATTGGGCGTGCTTCCGCGGTACACGGGCTTGAGGTTAGCGTAGTTGCTGAAAGTATTCCGCATTTAAGACGTGGAGCTTTAAAAGACTTTATTAAGCTAATGAAGTGGATGAATAAATGGAATGAAAACCAATTCAACAAATCTTTATTAACCTATCAATTTTTAAACGGAAGTACATTTGAATTTTTTAGTGCTGATGACTCAAGCAAATTAAGAGGTGCAAGACGTGATGTTTTATATATAAACGAATGTAACAACGTAACCTTTGAAAGTTACAACGAGTTAGCAATACGTACAAAGAAAGCTATTTATTTAGACTTCAATCCAGCGAATGAGTTTTGGGTACATACCGAACTAAAAGACGAACCCGACGCAGACTTTATAATCTTAACCTACAAGGATAATGAAGCTCTTGACAAGTCAATTATTGACCAAATAGAAAAGAATCGCGAGAAAGCCTCTACAAGCACGTATTGGAGTAATTGGTGGCGTGTGTATGGGTTAGGTGAGATAGGAATGTTAGAAGGTGTTATATTCAGCAACTGGAAGCAAATAGACAAAGTTCCTGCAGACGCGAGATTAATAGGAATCGGATTAGACTTTGGTTACACGAACGACCCAACGGCAGCAGTTGAAGTTTATACATGGAACGGACAGAGAATATTAAACGAACTTGTGTA